CAAACCCTTCTGCCTCAATTCCTCCTGCCTCAATTCCTCCTGCCTCAATTCCTCCATCTTCTCCGCCACCAGCTTGGTCTAGCATACCCTCTAACTCGCCATCAACTTCCGGTGATTCAATATCTCCGCCTTCTCCTTCTTCTCCTAACCCTTGGTCTAGATCATCCAAACCGCCAACAGGTCCTAAACCACCTCCAGCGCCGCCGCCGCCTGGTCCTCCTGATTCTTCGATTGACCCCATCTCATCCATCTCTTCAATTTCATCTGGAGACAAATCAGTAAAATGTGTAACAATCCATTCTTTAGGGAACCAACCTAAATCTTTAAGATCAGCCATAACACTAGCTCTAGTCTGCCATGTCTCAATCCTATAAAGCTCTTCCATAGCGGAAGTAGCTGTTAGAGCTATCTCAAATCCTTTTAAATCTTCCACTGAATATCCGCGCAGGGCCAAATGAACTATAGCTACTTTAGTTAGCCCCGTAGCCACTTCTCGTTGAACCCATTGGACAGCTTTGGCAAACTCAGAATGAGATTGCGATAAGGACTTATCACTAGAATCTCCACTACCCTCACCTATCCCCACCCTAGAGAATGGTATTTTAGTGGGAGCTATCATCTTTTTCTTAAAGTATTCTATGTCCGCTATTTGATCAAGATTTTCTGCGCCAGGCATAGTTTCAATATCTGGGCCAGCACCATCAGGCCGTCTAGGCAAGAAAAAATCATCTTCTTGAATTAATGGAGAATATCTCTCATCGAAAGAACCAGTTGTTGGATTATAAAATCTTTGGCGCTTAAAATTGCGGGCAATCATCTGCATATACTCAGGGACTTCCTTTGGTGGGATAAGTCCTACTGGTATTAAAAACTTACGCTTCTCTGGTGCTCTAGTAATCCTATATATTAAAGCTGCATCTTCCATCAGCCTTAATTGTTTAAACGCTTTTCTTCCACCATCTATTATAGATCTACCATATGGGTGGTAGATATTTTCAAAACTAGTTAACCTAGCATGCATTACCTGCCAAGGATGGAAAAACTGAGGCTCCGCACTAAATTCATCGCTATGATAAAATCCTACTAACTCGCCATGCCTTGTCTCTACTCTAGTAAAGTCATAAACACTCATAAAGCGCAATGAAGAAACACCATCTCTGTTTTTATTTAGAACAATTTCGTATGGCATGTCACCATACTTGCACAGGTATCTAATAGTTGGCCTGCAATAGCTATCCCACAATAAAGTATTAAACAACAACTCTTCTAATTCTTTTTTAAGTCTTTTATTGCGTGCTCTTATTATAAGAGTGTGCTTGCGTTCTGGGTCAACTAAGCTAGCTTCATCTGCGTACAGATCTAACGCTAAAGTTATCTCACCCGTTTGATCCATCTGCTCATAATCTTTATATCTTTCTAATCTATTAATTTGCAGATTAGTCTGATCAATGATTGTAGCAGAATTATTAGATGGTAAATTCCCAGATAATCTATCTAAATCCGATTGATCCTGAAATATTCTTTCAGCTTGAAATATATTATGTGAACGAGTGAGCGCTCTAATTCTGTCGAAGGCAAGTAGTGTGCTTGGCATATTTTTAACCTCTACGGTTTATTTACCGAAACGATCCGCCCTCCTGTTTTAGATGGAAGACCTATATTAAAATTTGCATAATACAATTAATGGTCTTCGCTAATGACCTGGCCACTGCTGGCTGACTTTTGTTGTAATGCAAAATCAGACGATGAAAGGTATTCAGTGCCGCCGGTATCGTTAGCCTTAAAAGCTACAGGTGTGTCAGGTCTATACTTAAGCTTAGATATTTTAAACACTGTTCTACAAACAAGATAAGTTATAGCTACAACCGATAGCGACACTACCAATACTATAATTTCAGCTCTATTATCAGAATTTGATGTTAATACTAATATAGTATCGACAACTCCAACTATAGTTGTTAGCCATAGCTCAGTTGTTTTAATGCCAGGCCCATTACCCATTGTTTTTCCTGTAATAGCTATTAGGTGGCGTTACAATTGGTCCACCTTGACCCATCGGTATTCCACCTATTTGCATTGCAAATTCTTCTAAGTGCCTTTGACGGGACAATTCTGGAGATTCATCCGCCGACATTGACATCGGCATCATTAATCCAACTCCGCCCTGATCAATATATTTACTTGCAGAATCTTTCTTTACTTCCGATGAAGATATCATAGGCCCAGCGAAACTTAAACTCTGCCCGCTCCCTGTCGGGATTAAATTGGCAGCATCTGGTATGTGTGCGTCAGACGTACCTACAAAAGCTAAAGCACAAGCGATAACCAAGTCATCAAAGTTACCAGCACCATCTTCTGCCTCTGTCTTATTTGTGTCTCGTCCAGTCCTATCCCTCTTTCTAACATATGTCTGAAATTGTTTGAGCAATCTAGCACTGTATACCTTGTATCCCTCACCATTTTCCGATAAGTAATCGATCATATATTTATTTAAAGTCGGTTTACTCGCCATACTAGTCGCATACCCATAATGCCCAACTTTCAACGATCTTTGTCCAGAACTATTGCTTCTCGGTTTGTCATTTACCTCTTGTTTACGCCATATCCTTGGATACATAACGTCATATCTGAGGCTATCGATTAACGTATCGCCCCCATTATTTCTCTCAACCACCGCTAGAGCAGCGTTATACCATCTACCAATCCTATCAATATATTTCACCAAATCGCGAGGTAAACACCTAACCATCATTTCAGCGACTTGCTCCATAGTGTCTACATCAAACACTTCAATTGCGCTGTAATCTCGACCCTTGCCCGTTGCTATATCAACACCCATCACATAAGAATGAGCGTTAGAGCCACCATCTATTATTTCATTACCTCGTTTTTTCATAGGTGTTGCCACCACAGGGTTTTGCCACACCCACAATCCTTCATCAGGATCATCAAATTCGAAGTTCATCTCCTCAACGATCCCGCTTACAGGGTGCACATATGTTTGTGCTCCACCGATTTTTTGTGCTGGATCTTTAATGTTGGTTTGAATGTTGGCTAATGTCTCTTTGGTCAATACGGTATGGCCAGATCCAATAAATGAGGCCAAGACTTCTTGTTCAAATTTCCACCCGTCGCCTTGGTCCTGCAAAGCATTAAATTGCTCTTGTAACCAAGGTGACCAATATGAACCGAATCGTGATATATCTTGCTTTTCAGAACATTTTTTAATGCCATCTCTAGGAGCGATTCTTTTAAATTGGTTAGATAGCGGGTCATTATACTCTATAGCCCAATCCATATCCCACCAATTAATCATAATTGGATTAAAGCCATTGACACCTGCATCCGCATCAGTCCACGTTGACCAATACCAATTACCAATACCATTTGTGGTGGAAATGACTATGACATTACCACCATGCTGCAAAGTAGGCCAACCAGCAGCCCACATACCATCCATTCCTTGAATAAACGCCGCTTCGTCAATAATGTTTAAGGAAGATGCGTTAGACCGTAATACTTCTGGATGTGAAGTTAATGATTGAATTCTCGATCCGTTGGGAAATATTATCTCGTGTTCATTCTGTTTTTTTGGTTTCCAAACTTCTTTCATCCAAGGAGGTAAATGCTCATAGAGGAATACAACATTGTCTCTTAAAAACCCCATTGCGTCTTCATTTCTCCTAGACACAATGAGAATTGTTTTATGAGAATGCATCATTGCAAACCATGTCGCAAAAGCACCAGATATCTTCGAAATACCAGCTTGGCGGCACTTCCTAAAAATATTTAACCTATGTTGCCTGAAATCTTTAATCGCATTTCTTTGATAACTAAATGGGCGAAATGGAAGAATACCAGCCGATGGGTGTTTTAATTTACCAAAATGTGTCAACCACCAAGTCACAGATTGCTGTGATCGTCTAATAGCTTCTCTCTGTTTAGTATCTAATCTCATTAGTCTAATTCGCCGCCCATAGGTTCAGAACCGCTTAGTATATCATCTAACTCAGAACCGGACACAGAAAGATTATTATTCTGGATATTAACACCGGCCTTAGTTGCAGCTATCATCTTAGCTACACCTTCCATCACTTTTACAGCGTTACCATTTATGCTAGCTTTTACTTCTACTGCTTTAACCAAACCATCAACATACATCCTAGCTGGTGGGCGATCCTTGTTATGGGCCTCATCGCACTGCAACCTAAGCATATTTATAACATCCTGAGCTTCCTGCCTATCGTTACGACAAGAAATCAAAACTTCATCTGCTACCTCGTCCATCTTTTCGAGGTACTTTAAAACATCAGTGGATTCAGCAATTTTTGAATCATCTAATGCTGGTGTTTCGTCTAATCTCTTAAAGCTTTGTTTGACTGGCCTTAATGCACTGCTTGGCACTTCATCTAGTATATTAGATTCTACCTCAGATTCTACCTCAGATGGTTTATCTTGGTTGATAATTTCTTCATTAATACTGTGTTGTTCGTTAGTTGACTCATTTATAGGTAATATGTTATCTGTCTGGTTTGGATCATCATCTTCCAATTGATCCAACAAATCTTTTAAATCATCGTCAATATCCATATTAACCCCTCTTTACGGTCAACTTTGTTATCTGTTCAGACAATTTATTATTTATCTGCCTCACAATATTACTTCTTTTATCCTCTACCTCTACAGCAGCATTTCTCCTCTGCTTACGTGTGCTATGCCTGTGGCCAGTTTTGCCCCGCCCATTCATCTGAGCCTGACCAGAAGGTTTACGCTTAGGTTGAACCCTACCAGCCACATTTAAGACGCCACTACGATGGCCATCTTGATCATGCTTTTTTCTGTTCGCTTTATTAGAAGGTGACATCCTTCTCCTTACTCTATCTCTTATTGAAGAAGGAGTAGATTCATTTAAAGACCTTCTCATTTCGATAAGACTAGCAAAATCTTGCGTTGTAACATCTTTATTATCAATTTTGGCTATTACTTTGATATAAGACTCTTCTAGCTGCTTTAGCTTATCATAATACTTTGGGTCTTCAACCTTTGCCATGTTTTTCTCCTCATCTACGTTTATTAGATGCATCCCTTGTGGGCAACCTGGACAATCTTTGATGGGTCTTTTACAGCAACTTGTTATAAATCGCATGTTGGATACCTATTAATATCTTGCTCTAGCCCTTGCTTATATTTTATATTTGTTAGACAGATTAAGTTTTACTCTTCGTCAAAGTCAATACCTATCCGACGCCTATCTTTAATTTCAGCTATATTCTTACTTATCGGCGAATCAGTAAATTCAAAGCTTCTAAGCTTGATAAGTTTCATAAAACCAGTAATAATAGATCTTGAAAGACCTGTTTTAGCTACTAACTTACCTATTGTACCATCATGCGGTCGATCATCATTAAACAATAACCATTCTATAGCTTCTATTATTTTAAGGTGATCATCATTATACTTGCATACATCTTGCGCCTCTCCTAGGAATCTAACCATTATATCACTAAGAGGTCTAGACTTACTACCAAGATGACTCATGTAAGACTGAGAGTTCTTTCTATCACGACCTTCCTTTTTAATATATGCTAAGATGACCGTTCTGGCGACCTGGGACCACATATTAAAAACTTTAGACATGCCCCTATATAGGATAGCCTCAGATCCTCCATATAAATCCTGCACTGGCTCTATAACGTGATCATTAGTTAGCTTACCACCACAATATGGACATACTCGCCCTTTATGCATCTTTAAGACTTCTTCCATAGTCTTAATGCCATATTCTCTTTCTTGTGGCTGGTATAATAAAGATTTAGAAGGATTATCAGGATTATAGCAAAGACGGCAATGTGGTCTAGATCTATACTTATACAGAGTTTTTTCAATCTGTACCCAAGCAGTTTGGAGCAGATCCCCAAATGCTGAATCCTCTTGTCCTGGGTATATGGTATGTAGACCTTGCTTTCTGATTATCTGTCTAATTAGCTCAGTAGCATTAGACATTATTTGGTCGCGCAGTTCTATTTTAGTACAACCAGTCCAGATATATTGAGTGAGATGCCATTCAACTATCTCATTTATAAAATAGAGCCGCCGTTTAGGTGGTTCTTGTTGCTCCTGCTCTGGTTTTTGTACAGATTCAGGTGACTCACTTTCTTTTGAGCCATTCTTTTTTGACGTGGAATCTACTTTTGACAAATTGAGCACCATCAACGCTTCCGCCAGGGAAAATTATAGTCGTTTTATACCCGGCAGCAATCATTGCCTTTAGACGAGATCGTGAATGTTCATAAAGGTATTTGTTACCTCTAAATAAAAAATCGAAAATTCTACTTCTACCTCTCTTATTGTGCCTTACTGCCCTGCCGACTTTTTGAATAAAATCAGATTGCAGTTTACCACCGGTAGCTAGTATTAAATTTTCGCAGCCTCCTTTTAAATCGAGGCCCCGATTTATTATCTTTCCTCCTATAAGTACATCAAAATCTCTATTTTCAAACCCCCGCAAATTTTCATTCCTACGACGTTTATCGGTTTTGCCATATATGAAATTGGCAGTTAAACCCTTCGCAGCAATGCTCTCTAAAAGACTGTGGCCCAATTTTTCTCGATCCACTAGCGTTAATGTGCCGTCTCCTTTATATTTTTTACATAATCCAGCTATCGTTCTATGAAATTCACTATTGCTAACCAACCAATCATCATATGCGATATCATAAGCAGATCTGTCTTTAATGCTTCCTTCAAGACCAAATGCTAACATGTAATAGTCAACAGGTATTATTCTACCTATTCTTTGCAACTCTTGCCTGGTTTCTTTAACGATCACAGAACCCAAGTGTTCTTGCATAACCAAGCCTTCTACAGGTTTTGAATCATCAAACGGCGTTCCACTAAACCCGTACCTTCTACGTCCCTTAAACATGTTCTTAAATAGTTTTTTAAACGGGTCGGAAGTAGCTTTATCACATTCATCTACAAGTAGCATTTCAGCATCTTTAATATATTGCTGAAGCTGCTTACAATTTTTCCTACGTGTTTTATATCCTTTATAAGATACCTCCCATTTAGCCAGCTTTTTATTATAAGTGGTATCTGTGTCATTATCAGATCTTTTAGGGACAGCTGGAGGTTTAGATGGAATAGTTAATGATTGAATAGTGCCTACAACTATTTGCTGCCCATCTGGTTTTTCACCGGCATAAAAAAGACCTACTTCATCTATCACATCTCTAAGTTCGAGTCTTGACTTAAGCTGTTCAACCACAATTCGCTGGTCAGCTATTACCACCGTTGGGCAAGTTATAGCCTTGCAAATGCCAGCTATAAGCTCGCCTTTCCCGCCGCCCGTAGGTATATCAGCAATACCACATTCAATTCTGCAAGCGGCTTGTATACCCCTTACTTGATGAGGATCTAAAGTTATCCCAGGCATAAAATCTGGTTTTATATCATCTGGGTCTGTTATAGAGTGAGACCAAGCTTCTCTTTTATCAACTATTACTAAAGGAACATCAAATTTTTTACAGACACCTTTAAGCATGCTAAGTAAAGGTCTTGCCATTCTTTTTCTATGGCGATTATATTTCCTATAGATGCCATCCCAGTTACCCATTTGGCTGGGGTCAATATACATTCCTGGCTTGGTCACACTAAATTGTGTCCACAGCACTTCTTCTTCTGCATCAGTTATATTATCGAAGTATATCCACTGATTGTCTGTTATTATAGCTCTCATACTTATACAATACATTTGGCATATTATTGAAAAGCCCTAAGAGATATATACGCGGGGGGAGCCGGTGCTGGCTTGATAGATGAAAAGACTTAACCTAGAGAATCACTGGCAAAATCATCATTTCATCATCCTTTTTTACTTGAAAAATCTACAAACAATAACAATCACCTGTCTCCATGAATTTCTTACAACATTCTTCTTCTTCTTTTCTCCTCTTTATCACCATCATCAACAATTCCAACAACTCTCTTTTAATATTCATCATCTTAATTACTTTATCTTCCTTCTCGCCGTTCTCTGGATCAGCTTCAGACTCTCTATCTGCTTCATGAAGTGCTTTGGAATATTCTCTGATATTCTTCCTGATTTCTTCTTCTTCTTTTCTTATATTGCCTCTTTTATTTTTCTTTTTCCGCCGCGACCGCGACATTGAAGAACTGCCTCACCCTTCCTCTACCGCTTTATTATGAAAGCTTCCAGACATACCACCACGAGCTTCTCTTCCATCGTAGTTAGGCCCTGGATTAATTGGACCACCGGGAAAAGCATTTTCCAAATCCCTATCGCCAAATTCACCAGCATAATCGGGATCTGTTTGACCGATCTCATCTACAAGATCATCAATTTGATTTTTAGCATCCTCTACATCTTTTGCCATACCAGCAAATTCGTTTCCAACAAAACTTTCACCACCATCAGCAAGATCTGCATCATAGTAGTCAGGGTGAACCCAATCCCAATGCCCATATTCACTGCGCTCTATATTAAACCCTCTGTAATTTACTTTTTGTGAGGATTCTACAATATATCCCAATGAGTCAGCTAACTTAGCCATGCTTGACACTTTTGGGCTATGATCTTTAGATTCTGAAATTAAACTGGCAATGGATTGCACAGATTCAGATTGGACACTTGTCCTTAAAGGATCACGGTCTCTTTTACCTATTACTTTTAATCCTGATTTAGATAATACCGATTCAAAAAGTTCGAAGTCAGAATCGGCAATCAATTCTAAGTGGCTACTATCAGTGGACTCATAGTAATCTGTTCTATCGGCTTCAAAGTCATCTTGTAAACTCTCGCCAACCTCGTTAATATATTCTTCTGTTTTATTTTGAATCATTTGATTTACTCTTTTTTCAATTTGATCCACCAAATCTGGTGTTATTACGGAGCAATCTCCACTACTCTCCCCATTCTGTTTCCAACTACAAACCTCGTCGCCATCTTCGCCAGTATAAATATTGATTTCATTTATGCCATCCAAATACGCTTCTAATTCAGCTGGAGATCCAGGGTATCCTGATCCATCTGAATAGTACTTGACCATCGGTTCACCCTCTTGATAGTCATAAGCCACATCAGCTTCTATATGAATCGAGTAGGGGCCGATTTCTATCTCTTCAAACGTATCCTGCAATACAGACATACCATGAGCAGTAAATCTTCCTATATTCTCCAGACCCTGAGGCATGTTTTGCATTGAGCCATCAGGTTTGGGGCTAACCATGTCGTCAATATCTTCGCTAATAATTGACGCTATCTTGGATGGGGTGATCATATTCCTAACCTGTTCCTAATCCGATTACAATATATTCTAAAGTAACAAGTGGCAAATAATGTATAACTTAACTTCAAAGGTATAAAACATTGTCTGTATTTCTTACCATTAAATTTGACAAAAGTTAATATATAAAATAGAATTAGTTTAATCTTGCTTTGGTTTTGCATATATGCCATTGTTTCAAAAAACACTTTTGAGCGACCAGGCTTGCAACCAGCGTCTTGCTCTTCTTGGAATCTACTATTTAGATCATCTAAATCTGAACATAACTTGCTAAACATTATAACTCTCCATTGAATACTTACGTGACAATATATTGTTGCAAATAAAATAATTATTATGAATACGGCAGAGGCATAAAAAAAGGTAACGGACTTAGCGCCCATTACCCCTTTTTTAAACTGTCGTGTTATTCAGTAATATTAAGAAATAATACACTTATCAGAGTCACAGAATTTAGCACCTTCGGCCTCTTGGCCTGTGAAAGTTGAATAATCTGTATCCCGTAGTTTAGCTGTGTAATCTGCTACTTCACTGGCTGTGCATGGCTCATATGGGGCTTGCACATAACCATGAGTATTCAAAGGTAAAAAGCTTATACCCTTCAATTGATCCTCAAATGTCTCTAGAACTTTGTGGATCTGGTCTGACTCTTCCATTTTAAATTTAACTGTGCATGATACTTGGTTGTCTGCCCAGTATCTTTGATAATCAACAACGTTAATCATCTGCTCCCACATTGATACTTCACCAACTGGTTTAACTCTTTCGTCGCTGATCCCGAATTTAACAACCATAGTTCTGTCTTGGTCCTTAAAATCGGGTTCAATATCAAACCCAGCATCAGATAGGATTTTTATCAAGGGGCTACCTATGGCTATCCTCATTCTTCGCCAATAGGTAGTAGCTTCGGGATAATGAATGCCTGGAGTAGCACCGGCCACTAGGGAAACAGTGCCGCTTGGTTTAACAGATGTTACTTTAATTGACTTTTGGATGCAAAGCCACTCTGAATAGACTTCATCCCAACGCCGGATTTCATTGTATCCGGTATCACAAAAATCATTTAATACTGACCTTCTGCCAAACTTAGCAAACGCCTGAACAATCCCACTCTGTGACAAACCAATTCGCCTATTCCTAAGCGTTACTGAATTAGTGCGGGGGTTGTGAGTCGGCAATAGAGTGACAGTCTTAGCATAAAGATATGCAAATTTAAGGGTCCTCATGTAATCTTCAGCGTCAGTATGATTAGCCGGAAACGTCTCTACTAGATTGCAAAGCTCATAAGACTCAAGTGACTGCTCTAAGCATGGGTTGCCACCTTTGACTCTACCATCAATACCAGGCTGCTTACCATCAATAAAGCGTCCGTAATCGCGCATATTATCAAGCCACATTAATCCTGGCTCACCATTGGCTGCAATTTGCTCGCCAACTGCTTTATAATCCATGCCAACATAGGCGAATATTGAATTGTTAGAAGCCCAACGATGATGATTTAAAGCATTCCACCTTTCAATAGCCGGTTCTAATCTATCTAATGGGATGACAGGCTCGTCAACTACTTTACCTTGCGCAGTCTCTGACTTAATTAATTTCCATCTTGGTTTTAAACCAACAATAAAGTCTGCAACCTCAGCTACTGACTCCTCTTCACTATAAAGCAGACCAGTTATTTCGTAAAATATCTCTAAATCTTCTGGTAGTAAAGAAGCAGTAGGATTTTTCATCTTACAATATTCTGCATCATCGGGCTCACCAAATGCTATCTCAGCTGTGCGGCGTACATTGCCAGCGACCACGCATCTACCAATAAAGTTCATAATGTCTGTAATATCGACACTAGAAAGCGTATCTCCTATCCTCTTTTCTAGGTGATCGCGCACAATATTATGTAATTCTATTAATATAACCGAACCAGATGCTTTGCCACCAAAACCTTTTATGCCACTGCCTGGCTGCCTGATTTGACTGTAGTCAAATTCTACACGACCGCTTTCACTTTGCACAGTATAAGACCAAATCAATTGTCTTAAAGACTCCACCCATCCTTCTCTTGAGTCTGGTATCACATGCGTGAAAGTTTTATCAGCTGGCTGCAGCACCTTTATTTTACCTGCACCCTTAGTATCAAATCCAACACCCACACCAAGCATGGACATATCCATCAAAAAGCAGAATGGCTCTGCTGGGTCGGATTCAATCTGGTCATCTGTAGAAACAAAACCACAATTGTTAAGGGCTGCTGACCCCCTTTGCCACATAAACTCTGTGCCCATCATCCACAAACCACGACCGGGAGGTAAAAATTTAAACTCCCACATAAGCAAAAACATTTCTTGAGCTGATCTCTGGGCTTTATTATAATCCCACGGTATGTGCATTTTGGCGCAATGTCTTCGTTGGATCTCATAACATCCTTCGACCACTCTCCTAAGAGTCAGCAAAAATGTCTCTTTGGTATCATCTGGTTGTAGACGAGAGTATGTTCTATAAAAAACACATTCACCAAGACCATTGAAACCAAAATTTGGCTTTTTATTAGCGTAACCAGCAACGAACTCAGCATCTAATTCAAATGACTTTTCATTTTTTTGGTTATTATTTATGTGACCAAAATAGTTATCTGAGATATTTTCATCCGATTTGAAGCTATTTAATGACACTATCTTCTCCATTCTTTTTGCAAAATAGTTATAAAGTCTTGAATGTTATGTTCAGATTTTAAAAAATCTGAACGAATCATAAACAATTGAGTTGTTCTGGGCAAAAGCTCTCGTTCTTCAGGAAAATTAGCTTCCAAATGTCTTAACGCCTTGCCACATGAAATAGACAATGCTAAGTACAGTCTAGATATTCTAGAAGCTTGATACCATTTTGTTAAATTGCAATATTCATGCTTATTATTTCTTTTCATTAAAACATTAAATAAATCAGCATTACTCTGCGACTCTAACCATTGGTGTATATGCTTGATAGTTTCACAATTTTGTTTGTTACTATTGTCTTGTCTTTTTAACTTATCGTAACAAATTTGCAACATATTACCTTGGTGTAATGCTGCCAAGCCTTTCCTAATAATACCTTGTTCTTTGCAGTGTTGAATAGCAATTTGTATAAATTGCTTTGAAGTGGCTTCATCAAATTCCCATTCAATAAATTTATTAGCAATAGCTTTTAAATATCGCCATTGATAAGTTTTAGTTGGATCTGTATTTGAAGGAAAACTGATTCGGTATCCATTTTGTAAATAACACTCGGAACACAAGTCCCACACTTCCATAATATCGTCATCAGTAATTTCTAAAGTATCCATACAGTTTCTAATACGAGGAGAAGCAATGAAAAACAATGACCCAATCCATGACCATGACAGCGAACTTGGTGAAGGTAACAATGATGACCATCAATATGATCCAAATGGCCACTTTTTGGAACCTGTAGGCGATCTGAAAAGTCCCAGCCATCCAATCGATAGAGATGATGCAGCATCTGAAGATAACAATGAACAAGAAATATTTGAAGAGACATTCCAGTCTCTAATGCAACCATTTGGCAAGGCATGTGAAGAACATGGCATACAGTGTGCTATAGCAATAGCCACACACCCTGATCATGGAGAGCCATTTGTGTTTTACAGAGCTTCTCACATCGTCGAAGCAGCTACTTTAATGGCTGGTGTTTTAAAAGGCGTCAAAAGTCAAATATTTGAGGATCTAGATACTAGCAGCGACTGAAAACTAAATAACAACTTTAATTTATTTTAACTGCCGCTTTTAATAGCAGATCAATTATTAGGCGTATTCTCAAATATTTTGTTGATTCTATCTTTTAAGTCATCATCACTAGTAGTGTGATATGACTCAGTTAATAGTTGATGTATCCTGCTTGTATTATCTATGCTCCAAGCGTATACAAAAACGTATAGATTGTCAAACTTAAGAGGTATAAACTTTTCGCCTCTCAATTCTGTCATTGTTTCGCTTATATAAGAGCAAATATCATCAATCTCTGGTGTTTCTTCTCCATAATACCCACGTATAGAACTTTCAACAGAAGCCATCGCTTTATTATAATCTGTAAAATTATAAACGCGATCAGCATTCCCATCATAGCAGATGGACCACATAGGAATCACTCTATCTAGATTGGTCATACTTTTGCCATATAATAGAAGCTATTTTGTCTACTTCTGCAGCGTCAATATTACCACCTTCAACAATCCTAACAATATCGTTAACTACTACACGACCTCCGCGATCACTAAAGTACTCTTCTACTACCATCCCATCGCGTCTCACCACAAATAAATGTGGCACTAAAGAAGGTACATCATATGTGTTATCTGGCCCAAGCGTTATAATTTTATGGGTAGGTCCAAAAAATTCTATAACGTCAATACTACCGCTTTTAACTATAAATCTGTTAGCGCGATCTTGATGATAATGCAATGAGCAGTAGCCGCCAGTTTTTACCATCAGTTCATGTTTGGAGTAAAAATCACTGCTAATTATCTTTCTAGTCTGTCCCCAACACTTTTCTTCCCAAACGGGTTGCGATTCAGATGTTTGACTACACGTCTGAGCAATTTCCCGGTCTGCAGTATAAGCTGATCTTACGTAATTTGACTGCATTTATTCTCCTTTGGGAGGCGGGTCTTTTTCATAATAATAATTAGTGACCCTTTGCCCTTCCGTAATCAATTCATTAAATTTAACAGTATTTACATCGTCGGGCAGGTTAATATTTGAATCTGGCAAAATATTATCATATGGTTCAAATAAATCAACATATGATACGCCGTCTATTTGTTCAATGGCCTCAATCAAATTAGATCTAAATAAACCCTCTCCCATGCTCCAATTGCTGACATCAAAATACTCCGTTATAACCTTCTCACTCTTTTCCTTAACAATCGAGGCGTCATAATTACGATCAATTATAACATTCATATTGATATCTACCGGTCTTATCTTAGCGTCATATACTCTAACAAAATCTGTCAAAACGTTAAGATCCGAAAAATAAGTCTCTAATCCCTTTTTTAAGCCAACACTAGGCGTAACAGGAATATTATTTGGACCTATTGCTAAAGCATAGACCTCTACTAAATTAGCATTTAAAGATGTTTTGATAGTTGCAATAGCCTTAACTATTGAACCATATACGGGATGTGTAAAATCTGTAGCCACCTGTGCATAATCTACCGCTGTCACAATGCTGTTTTGTACAGCGAAGTCTCTCGGAGCCCTTTTTTTGGCCTGCTCGATAGTTTCGCGGTCTGTGCCCCCATTCGACGGTGTAACGTTACGGAAGCGAACGGAGACAACTGCGTTCGACGGTGGATTTGGAGATATCTGCCTTACATCATCTATTTGTGAAACGCCAATCCTACCATTGATACCGCCACCTACTCTATATCTAAAAGAAATATTAGCCCCAGAAGGAGGAGCCTGCCCAGTTATATTATCTCCAAACCTGAAAACCGCATTGTTTTCAAAAAAATTGACTTCCACTACCTTATCGTTAGATCCGTATCTCTCAATTGGCTCTCTAATTACTTGCCATTGCTCTGTTTGTTGACCTATTGTTACAGTTACAAATAAAGGGTCATCTAATATCTGTTCGTTTTCTATCTGATACACCTGGTTAATGCCTCCAGCACTTAAAGCATTGACCACAGGAGCAAATTGTCCTTGTACTCCCCAAGCGATTACACCTCTTTTGCTCGCTCCAATAGTGATTGTGCTATTCCAATCACCTGGCGCTCTATACACTTCATATGCAACACTTTCACCACTCGGACCGGACGCCACGGTAAAAATGTTACCTGGGTTTATTTCTATATCAGTATTAGTGGGTGAATCAACACTTATTTCAATATCGACTACAGCCGGAGTCTGCCGCTTGATCCGTTGGTTAATTAAAGCTAAATGATTGATTACAGCTTCTTCAGTTCTAGCTGTAGGCAAAGTTGCTTCATTAGCTAATAAGTCAGCTCTAAGTGATAACTTGGCTACTACTGAAGACACAATTTCTGTGACCATCATTATACCATTGCTGGCTATGAAATCATTGAACTGGTCGGGAAAATATGTCTTAATATATTCAATAATAGCTCTTCTAGCTGTGTCGAATTCTAAACCGCTGAAATCAATTCTTCGCAGTTTAGAGTCTGGAACAATTACACCAAATTCCTCTGGGGAATTTGGCAAATCAAACAGTGTAGTCTCGTTATTGATATCACCGTTACTCATGTTAATCACTCGTTAAAAATTGTTCCAAGTTAATTACCCTAGTCGGGTCTACTTTTAAATTAAAAGCTAAACTTAACTTAATCTTATTCGTGTTTGGGTCAGACACGATTTGCAGTTCCAAGATATTAATTCTAGGCTCTTGAGCTATGATCGATCCTTGAACACTGTTTGCCAATGAAGACAAACTAGAAGGTGAAGAATCTTCAAAAACAAAATTGCGCAGATTTACCCCAAAATTTGGACGATTGACTCTTTCACCTGGTACAGTCAAAAGCAATTGCAATAGATCATTTTTAATTAACCTATCATCCTCTTGCCTCGACATGACAGCTTCGGAGCCGCCAAAAAATGGCGGGTTAAAACCATAAAATGTAGCCATTACTTTACCACCGTTCCGACTTGTCTTAACTCGTTCTGCAACACTGCCGCATCATCAGCCAACCTATTAGCCTCTGCAATTTTAGCATCCCTATCAGCGATAGCACTTGCCTTCCTAGCTTCTACCTGCGTAAGCAAACCATCAACAAAACCATCAGTTCCAGTCTCTTCAGATTGCAGCACATTTAAAGCACTGATAGTTCTGTCGCTATCATTAATGACTTTTTGCAAATCAACAATAACAGTATCCGCATTCTTCCTATCTTGCACAGTCTGATTTAATTGGCTCATCAGATCGTTAAATGAGTTTAGTGCCTTAGCACTCAATTCAACCACCTGAGCTTGATTTAAGCCAAGGCTTTCATAATCGATCAATGAAACATCATGTTGAATAGTCGTTGTAGAAGCCACTAACATAGGTTCAGTAGCCAATACAGACTCATTATTAAATTCTAAAATCTGACCTATTTCATACACATTATGACCATTACCAGCCTGTGAACGGTCAGAAGTGTTAATAGTAAATGCTAACTCACCTAAAGATGGCCTAACATCTAAACTATTTCTGCTGCTTGGTTTCCTCTGCTTTTCAACTAATGCTTGAGGTACTTTCGGAAATAATAAATTAGCGCGAGGAGGCGGTTGGTTACTTATAGTAAAAGTAACATTACCACCATCGGAGGGAGCCTTAGGCAATACTGTACTGTACAATCCAGTAGCAAAATTAATAATCATTTTATTTTCTTCGCCGCTCTAAATGGTTTATTGTATGTTTTAGCTCGATCCCTAGGTGCGCGTTTCTTAGGTAGTTTTGGTTTTTTAAGACGCTCAACTCTTTCACCTTGAGGTGCCACTCCATTGCGTGCGCCCGGCCCTGGAAATAAACCTGGGAAAAAGCCTCTAAATTGTCTCGCCCTAATTCTAGCACTAACTTGTAAGATATTGGGTCTTAAAGTCATTCTAGTACCAGCAGCTTGCATCCTAATAGATTTACCAGCTCGCATAGTAATATGCCTATCAGCTCGAATATTCACATCTCTATCAGAAATAACATTGACCGATTTAGTAGAATATATTTCTATCGTGCCCTGCTTTTCATTATTATAAATAACTATTTTCTTTTGCTTTTCATCCATCCACTGGTACATCTTCCTCTTCTTCCTAGCTCGCCATATGCCAATGCCTTCAGTTTTAGAAAACCAAAATCCTCTTTGCTGGCAGTCCACTAGTTCTACCCAAGGACCATCACCATTTCTGCCATCGCGAGCTTCAAAACCCTGATTTATCTCTTGTCTACCCACGCCTGAAGGATTAACGCCATTTCTAGGTTTAGTTCCTTTATTGCCACGTGTCTTTAGCCTGATATATTCGTTATCATGGTCAAGCTTGAGATGATGTGTATTCTTCTCAGGGTTGTTCATCATAGTAGGCTTAGCGATAAATTCGTTATCCTTAACGCCTCGCCATTTGGGAACCCAGCTTTGGCCCAAAGCCGCTGTTAACATCATATATTGATAGCGATCATTTAACTCAATCGTCTGACCTAAAGGCGAAGCCATAGTCATATGATTGGCATCGTCTCTTTCGTT